CGTTTTTTTCTGTTTTTAATTGCTTAGCAAATTGGTTAGGAGCAGTGATTGCTTTGTCGCTTGGCTCTTTTGCAAATGATTCAAGAATCTCAGCAGATAATTTAACCGCTTCTTTCACATCTTCTGCTTTGTCTTCCATCGCCTTAACTTTTGCGCTTAGTTCTTCTACCTTTTTTTCAAGGTAACCCATGGCCTCTTCTACTTTCGCCATTGCTTCATCTTTCTTAGGCTCTTCACCTGATACTTCGGCTGCTTCGATTTCGATTTCTAGCTTTGGCTCACCGCTTTTAACTTCAGCAATTTTACCTGCTTCAGTTACGATTACGATTTCACCGCTTTCAAGTTGATGTTCTCCAACAGGTGCAGGGATCTGTACCCCATCTTCACCGATTACGAAAATATCACCTGCCTCAAGATCGTATGCCACCATAGTGCCATCTACTAGCTTACCTTCTACCAAAGCGAAGGTTGCTTTCTTTTCTGCTTCTGTGAAAAGCAAGTTTTTAATTTGCACAAGTGCTTCTTTTGCGTTCATAATTGTAAATATTTAGTTAGTTAATTTTGTTCAACTTGACTCAAAATTTTAAAAATTTGTGACATGATTTGCTCTTCTTTTTGCACGATCATTCCTGCTTTTTCGTAACGGAATAAACCCTCCACGCTGAAGCCTTTAAAAGTCCCTGCTTTTACTTCACCCCAGAGTTTGTCATTTTCAACTTTAAAGGAACCGAACCATGAGCCATCTGCCACATCTTCAAAACCTGTAGGAGGGTTAACCCCTCTGTCCCTGTCAATGATGTAGCTTTCAAACATATAAACCCCTTCAGCTTTCTTGCCGTGTTCAATGTTGACCTTTGCCTGATATCCTTTTTTAAAGAATCGCTGCACGATCTTCTTGATCTGCTCACCGGTAAACATCACATAGTACTCCCCATCTTCGTCCCTTCTATAGATCGGTAAATCTGCAATCATTAACGGCCCGGATACTATGCGCTGATCTTCATCCTGAACTGCGAAGGATAGGTGAGTGCTGAATTCTTCTTGCTTCATCTTGCTTTCTGCCCATCTAAGCATTGGCTCACCACCCCAGAGAAGATAGCTGATAGTTCCGCAAGCTTCTGTGTCATCTGGATTGTAGTATTCGGCAGCCCTGCTTAGGTAGGAGTAAGTTCTTTTTATGGTCTCCCTAGAAAGGTTCTCACCATTCATGATTTGAGTAGCACGAACTTTTCCTACCTGAGTAGCGCATCTATTACCTATTGCCTCATTCAAACGGATTCCCCGTTCTGCATTATCCTTTGCGCTTTGTGGGTAGTCATTATAGGAATCTTCTTGGAATCTACCTTCCCATTGACTTGAGCAGATAGCTACCGCTTGATCGGATTCCTTCCCTTCATTGATCATGTACTCAATGCATCTAGGAAGAAAGTCTTCTTTGCTTTCCCCTTGGCTAGGCTCTACAAACTGCTCAGAAAATGCTAGAAAGTTTCTCTGGATTGCAGGGCTTTCCACCAAGGCTACAAAATCAACTTCTTCTTCGCCATCAATATCGTCAGCGATAAACATTTTATAAAGTGGTAATTTATCCATATCTCTAAGTATTAAAATCCTGCTCTTCGTTCAATATCAGCTACCCGCTTTTGCGTTCCTGTTACTTCACTTTCTACTACATAGGCTTTGAGTGGAGGTTGATTCTGCATCATGGTTCCCAAGGCAGTCACAGGGCTAGATCCAATCGTAGGTACTTGACCACCTACACCCGGTGCAGTTGCAGAAATATTAGGTGCTGAAACAGCCCCTCCACCACCACCACCGCCCGGTACTTGTACGGCTGTGATTGCCTTAACTGCTTTCAATCCACTTGCTAGAATTGTTGCTACGTTTGCAACTTTCGCCATCACATCAAAAGGGGAAGGAAGAACTGATTTTGCAGATAGTGCTTCAGTAACACCGACATAGGTATTTGTTAAAGCGGAAGCAATTCCCAAAGCCTTTCCCGCTGCTGTTTGTTTACCTGCAAGTTCAGATAGTGATGCAAGTAATTGAGAAGCAGCCTGTGCCTGAGATATTTTTAAATCGTATTCTGCCTTGTCTATCGCTATTCGTGCATCTGAATTTTCTTTTATTCCTTGCGTGTATTCAATATCTGAAATTAAACTTTTATCGTAGTACTCTTTTAGTAGCGCATCCTTTTGATCTAGCAGACTTCTTTCTAACATCAAATCATCATCTGCCTCTTTCATTTGGGCATCTAGTTCATCCAGTTTTTTGATGGCATCAGCCTCTGCAAAGGTCAATTCAAGCGCATCTAGTTCCTGCTTGTTTTTAATTTCAAGCTGTTTTTGAATAACTAATTTTTGCTCTGCTCTTAGCTTAGTATCTGCTTCGAGATCCGCTAGTTCCTGCTCTTGTTGTGCAACTAATTCTGCCCGTGCTTTTTCGTTTTCGTCTTTGATTCCTTGAAGCCTTGTTTCAACTAGGATCTCGTTTAGTCGCTTTGCAAATTCGGTATCTTCCGCTGCGGTTTTTTCTTTTAGTTCCTTTTGTTCCTCTGCAAGTTTCTTTTCCGCTGCTAGTTTTTCCTCATTAATTTTTTCCTGCTCAGCCTTTGCCTTTTCCGCTCTAGTCTTTGCTTCCGCTGCCTGCTTTTCTGCTGCTGCCTTTGCTTCGTCCGCTTCCTTTTTATTGTATGCAGCGGTTTCAAAGGTCAAGTTGTTAAGCAGTTCTGTTCTTCTTTTCTGCCGTTCCTCTGTGGTCTTTCCATCTAGCCTGTCGGAGGCTATCAAGTCCTGAATCTCTTGGGTAGTTTGCTTTCTCTTGAGTTCAAAAATCTCTTTCTCCTTACCACCTTGTGCCGATAGTAATTTGATTTGCGTTTCTATGCTTTCATTTCTTGATGCAGTTCCTTTTGTAAGTGTCTCAAGTTCCCTGTTCGCCTTACTTGTAATCCCAAAGAAATCCGTAACCCCTTGCACTAAATTACCGATCGTATCCGCAAATCCTTTTAGCCCCGGCATTAAATTTAGAACAGCATCTTTGATAGCACCAAAGTTTTGTACCAAAGAAATTAAGCCAAGCACCAAAGCAGGGATACCTAGAGAAATCAAAGCCCCTCTAAGCACCTTCATAGATATTGCTGCTGCCTTACTTGCTAGGGTAGAGGCATTTGTTGCCCCTGCCTGCGCTGTATTTGCTACTGTGTTGGCTCCTACTGCTGCCGTGTCTGCCGTAGTTGCTGCTGTCTTCTGAGCAGTAGTTCCTATCAATCCCTTGAAGGATGATTTTAGCTGATCTGTGACCTTGCCTAGATCCGCAAGTTGTGATAAGCCCTGAGATAAAGCCATCGCAGACTGTACCTTCAAAAGGGCTTTCTGGACATCTTCAGACTCTGCACCGAATAAACCCATTGCTCCCTGAACGGCACCTACTGCCCCGGCTGCTAAACTTGCTGCGCTTGTTAACGCTTGGAATCGCTTACCCGGATCGAATAGGCTTGCCTGTTCGTTTGCATCTTCTATGCTATCCCTGATCCCTGCTACCTTCTTTGCTGCATCTACGGCTTCAGTAGATAACTCCCCAAACTTTTGCCTAGCGTTTTGTAGTTCTAGCGTTGCCTCCTTTAATTGTTTCTTTAAAGGTTTGACATCTGCATCTAAAATGATCTTATTTTCTTCAGCCATTGGTTGGGGTTTTTAAAGGTTAGGGGAATCGATTTGATTCCCCATTTGTTATTCTGTTTCTTCCTTCGGGTTCTGCTCCTGCACTTGTTGGGCTAGGAATTGGATGAAGGACATCCCGTACTTTGTAGGCAACTCTTGCGCCCATGCTTCAAGCATTTTGATTTGGTCTTCTGTTAGCGTGATTTTCATTTGATTTGGTTTTTAAGTGAATCGATTTCTGTTTATTTAATTAGCCACTGTTCAACAGTATCAGATATGTTTTTCAATTTAATCCAATTAGGCATAGTAGGCTGTCCCTTGATAATACAAAGTTTACCAACTAAACCAACAACCCCCCATTCAGGTCTTTTTTCTCTTGGAACATATTCTGAATCAGGATCAAAATTTGGGTTCAATATTCTGTCACCATTTTCATCTCGAATATAAGTTTGAAAATCATCTCTTAGATATTTTTCATTCCACATATTCCAAGCCGAATCACCAATGACTGAAGCATTCCCTGAAATTACACCGATAATTAAATCGCCTTCTTCTGCAATTTTAATTTTATCATTTATTAAAGAAACAGAAAATCCCCTTCTGTCTTCATTATCTATATTGCCGTCAAGCCATTCAAAATATTCAGCATAGTCAGCACCACCACCTGACCAAGACCCGTCAGCATAGGCATTACCGTCACCTCTTAAAATAAATTCAGTATCTCCACCACCACTTGATAAAGCAGTTAAAAAAGAATAAGCACTTGAATTTGACCTATCAGCAACAGGAATAATATTTGCACCTGTCTGTGTAGCCCCTGTTGAATAGAAATATGTATTAGTATTTCCGACAACAGTTTGAATAAATTCGTGATAATTAGCTGTTAAAGAAATAGCTGTTGATCCATCTGTTGATGCTTTGACATACCCCCCCGAAGTGATGCGCATTCGTTCGGTGCCTGCTGTTGTAAAAGCCAAATCACCTGAAGTATCACTAGAGCCTCTTATTGCTCTTATATCAGCTAAAGGTGTTGCAGCACCATTATTGAAAAACCTAACATATCCACTTATATCAGTGCTATTTGTTCTAGTTCCGTTTAATTCTAAAACTGCGTTTCTTGCTGATGCTGATGCTGCCACAGTTAATATTGTACTCCCTGCTGCACCTCCGCTTAAATTAGGACTAGCCGTGCCTATGCCTACGTTGCCTGAACCTAAAATAGTCATTTTAGCATCTGAGGTAGTATTCCCCTTTACTCTAAATTCTATTTTAGCAGAATCATTGTTGTAATCATTGGCTAAAGATGTAATAGTATTACCTGCATCTCTATGCTGCAAGTGTCCTCTTACTCCAAATTTTATAGTCCCGTCATTAGTTGCATTTTCTCCTCTTACAACTAAAATGTTTGCAGTTGGTGCAACTCCTATTGACATTGCGGTAGCTTGTACGCTACTTGAAAAGGTAGCTTCGCCTGTGGTTTTAGCTATTCTAAACCTAGCATCAAAGCCTGCTTCTGATATTGTAAAATCTCCTGTAGTAGGAGTACTTACAATAGCATAAGTCACAGTCCCTGTTTGTGTTAATGTTATGTATGGAGAAGACCCTGAAGGAGCAACTATATTAAATTGATTATTACCACTTGCAGTACTAAAAGTTCCCGTAGTCCCGTTCAAAGCACCTGATAAGGTTAGCCCTCCTGAATTTGTTATACTTGCTACCTCAGCTGATAAATTTCTAAAGGCTGCAATATTTCCTGAACCATTATTTCTTGCCCTTAATGTTTCATTAGTTGATGAATTATTTGTAAAATCTCCTGCGATTCCTGTGGTTGCCGTTATTGTCACTGCTGAACCTGAAACTGCGCCCGTAAAAGCAGCACTAGTACCATTTAAAGCACCTGTTAAAGTTCCACCTGCTAGGGGAAGGTATGCGCCTAGGTCACTACTTAAAGCCAAAGTGCCATCAGCATTAGGAAGGGTATAGGTTCTAGTAACAGAATCAGGAATACTATTCAAACTTAAAATAGCACCACGAAAAACACCTGCCCCTGTTGTCTGATAAAAATTAAATTGGTTAGTAGTTCCTGAACCTATAGTGCCGTAGCCATTAACCAAAGGGAAAATAGTATTGCTTTCCAAATTTATTACCCCTGCATTTGATCCCGATCCATTTACATTTACTGCGCTTGATGTAAGGTTATAGACTCCTAAATCTACATTTGCTGCTGCCCCTGTGTAAGGCACATAAGTAGAAGTAGCGGTTCCCGTAGTCAGGTAAGTAGAAGAATCTACACTACCATCAGCCTTCAAGAATTGGCTTGAAGTTCCGCCTGTTCTAATTAATGATGAAGCCGTTACGCTACTATTGAAAGTCTTTGCACCTTCAAAGGTTTGAGTTCCTGTAGTGACTACCCCTCTAGCCGTAGCCGAAGCATCAGGCAGATTGAAGGTGTGGGTAGAAGTTGAACTTGAAATACCGAAGTCTGTTCCAGTAGTTCCAGTTGCAAAGTTCTGCACCTGCGCAGTCAAGCCATTCAAAGCAGTTAAGCCTGTGGTGAATGTGGTGATGATTTGGCAAAGGTGACTATTCTCTGTGTGAAGGGTTATAGTCCTTCCTGAGTGCGTTACATAATACCGCAAGGCTAGTCTATCCGTGATAGTTAGAACCGTTGTAGGTACTGCCAAAGATGAAAAGTAGGGGTTTATTACAGTGCCAAAAGCTATGAGTTCAGGGGTAGCTGAATTTGAGGCGATCAAGGTAGCCGTGCCCCCTGAATTTACCTTGTAAAGTTCTACATAGAAGGAAGGGCTACCGCCTCCAGAAGATGCGCTAAAGAAAGTTTCAAAGTTCCAATTCCCCGCAGGGATTTCTAGTAAAGCAGGATCACCTGCATCCGTAATATAGGAAGCGATGTATCCATCTGCTGCTATAGTAAGATCCGTACCCGCACCTAAAATAGGCACTTTGTTCATTTCCTTGTAGGCAATCCCCCCGATAGTACCCTGAGACACTGAACTGTTCAAATAGTAGCTAACAGATCCGCCACCACCACCCCCTTGAGGGAAGTCAGCAAGGCTACCATCTCCACGGACATATTGGGATACAGTACCTGCACCTGTGACAGCTATAGTTCCACTTCCTGTGATCGGGCTATTTGATACAGTGAAAGCAGAAGGCATAGAAAGACCTACACTTGATACCTTACTATTAAAAGTTGACCAATCAGCAGAAGATAAAGCCCCTCGATTAGTAGCAGATGCAGTAGGAATATTAATAGTAATGTTTCCTGAACTTGTAATAGGTGAACCGCTTACGCTTACATCGGTTCCGGTAGTACCTAAGGTAATTCCTACAGAAGTGACCCCTAGATCAAGGTTGCCCTGCATGAAGGTTTGAATGCTTGAGATGGTTGCCTTGTTAGTTGTTACCGCACCGCTCACTACGATAGGTACTACATCGCTGTTTACAACCGTGCCCCGATCTACTAGTTGACTTATTCGCTTATCTGCCATAATTCTTAAATATAAAACTTGTTTGACCCGTTTTCTTGTAACATATAGAAGTCATTCTCCAATAGGATGTAATCAAAATCTTCAGGCTGAAGTTCGCCTAGTATCTTAAATAGCGAAACATAGGATAGCCCGTTTGCAATCGGGTTGTACTTATCCACCTTTTGCAACTGAAAGAAGTGATTGCCTACTTTTATAATCGTCCTGAAATCTAGATTTGAAATATCTGTAGGAGTTAGGTAGAAATATCCTTCAAGTAGCCTGCTATTCCTGTCACCTATCGAAGTGATTAGCTGATCGTAGTACTCCGTGTAAAGGTTTGAGTTTTCAGGGTAAGCCCCGATAGCAAAATATACCTCTTTTGGGTAGTGGAATAGCTGATCAAAGGCAGGATCTGTCAAGCTATTAACGTGACCCGCATAAGGGTAGGTATTATAAGTTACTGGCCCTGCTGCATATTGAATCTGCCACGATGTTGGGCTTGGTGTGTTAGGGGAAAAGAAAACTATTCTCGGCTTAAAGTTGTCTGGAATCTTTACATTGTTTTCAACTTTGTAAAGGTGTACCATCACCCTACCCGCTGCTTCCTCCCGCATTACAGGAGGCGCAAAAACTACCTTTACAGATTTGGTTTCTGTTACAAAATCGTTGGGAATAACTTCCCTTTTCTCTCCATAGCCTTCATTAAATTTGGTCTTATAGCTTTGACTCCAATAGTCGGAATCATCGTCAAACATAAGCCTGTATTCCTTCGCACTCAATTCACTCAAAGGGGTTATTACTACCTCTTGGGATACATCTAGTTTGTCGCTCCAATCTAGGGCTTCATCCTTGAAGGTTTTAAAGAACTCATTGTAGGGGATGATCTCTAGGATATTTGTTTGCAGCTTGTCCTGAGTTATGTACAAATTGTACATTGAAATAATAGACTTCAGGAAGTCACGCTGCTTCATAGATTTCGGCATCGTGTAATTGATCTTCATCGTGTCACCCTCCACCACATCGACTGCCACAGGGATCGTGCTACCAATTTTTAAAACCCCACCCGGTGCGACTGTTAGTGTGTTCTGGATGTTTGCATTATAGCCTGCACCCCCTACAGCTTGACCCGTTAATCTTACTTCAAAATAGTCATTTAGTGCAAGGGTAACTCCTCCTGATATTGCTATGTTGTAAGTGTAAGTTCCCCCAAGTGGTACTATGGTTACGGTCTCACTTTCCGACAAAATTTGCGACCCATTTTTTAAAATAGAAACAGTCCAAAGGTTCTTTGTAAAAGTTGCCAAAGAAGTAAAGCTGAGCGAAACATTAAAATTCAAGCCCGTATTTAAAGCCTGAGTTTTGTTGTATGTGAATCTATTACCTGCCCCGTTTATCGTAAAGCTAGGCGCAGATACGCTATTAAAAACTAGAAGTTGAGAAAAGCTAGGGGTGCTAGTTACGTTTTGAGTAAGCAAAGCTGTAGTCTGGTGCAGCAAATTCAGAACCTCCCTAGTTATGCTCTTTTCGGCAGTTAATAGAATCAACTTTTTGAAAAAGAAAGATTCAAAAAATTTTGGCTCCTGAATTTCAAATCCTGCCTCCGAAAATATCCGCTCTAGAATCTCAGTTACAAATACCGCAGGCTTGAAGTTCTTTAAAGGGTAGTTTATGTTGTTTGCGCTGTATCCGTAATCGACCAAAGGGTAGACATAGTTCTGCGCACCCGATACCCACTGTGTCCGTGCCCAACTTGCTTCAATATTTGCCTGATTGTAGGTGTGGTCAAAGTTATCAAAGTTTAAATCTGCTAGGGTAAGGTCACCCAAGGCATCTAAGATGTCCCTGAGCCTTCCAAACATATTTACCTCGTAAACTATATCACCGCTCTTGTTACTGATCTTAGACATCCTTAAAACACCGTCAAAGATCTTGACATTATCTAGGAATATTTGGGCTTTCGCTTGATTTGCTGGGTTAAAGTTTTGCCCTATGTTAGCCCCTGCGATAATATCATTTGCTACAGATATATCGAAGATGTTCCCGAATAGCTGCTGATTTCTCGCAGTACTTGGTAGGGTTAAAGTCTTTGAAAAGCTAGTATTCCTTCTTTCAATGTCGCTAATATCTGCAACCGAAAAGGTGAATTCTACATCGATATCACCAAGGGTGTCTGCCTCGTATCCTTCTACAAATAGTCTTGCGCTCATATTACTTGTCGGGTGTTTATAAGCTGAAATTCAAGGTCTAATTCTATGTTAAACACTTTGTCTACCGCTGTCTTTTTAACCTCGTAGGAGGTCGCTGTAGGCTTCGCAGGTATCCATGATGGGCTGATGTAGTTATCGTTTACTAAGTTCATGTAAACCAATGGGGATGAATACAACTCCCGAAGGATCTCAGCTTGCGCATCCGTTAAGTAGTCGCTTATGATCTTCCACTTTTGGGTCTCTTTTGTGTAGTAAATCGGGTTGATATTTTTTACCCTGATCCCGTCCGACTCATAGATGCTGCCTGAATAGTTGCGCTCATATCCTTTCTTTTCAACATCAAAGGTAGTCTTGCTTACTAGGTCAAAGTTAAAGAAGTCATAAACCCCGTACTTGTTTAGGTAAGCCAAACGCATCGGATCAAACTTACCGCAGGACTGAATGAAGATCGTAGCGAACTTTGCCCTTCTTGCTGATCCGTTATTCCAATTCGCAAAAACCTGAATATTGTCGATGCTTCCCCCATAGGTCAAAGGTGTGATCTGGATGTAGGTCACGCTCGGAGTCGCAACCGCAGCAGGGGTGATGTAGTAGGTCGATGTAGTAGCGTTTGCATAGGTGACTAGCAGTTCGTTATTAGTCAAAAGGCCTGTGTTTATAAACCCAAAAATGGTAGCATCTGTTTCCCTAGCCTTGATCGTAGTCCATTCGCTTAGTGGTAGGTAGCTTGTGTTGCTTACCCCATTGTATTTGCTTATATCCGCAGCGAATCCGCTTTCTTCTAGCAAAGGCAAAGAAGCAGCCAAGGCATACTTGGTAGTACTTACCACCTCTGAAGCTGAGACGATCCCAAACACCCCTGCAACTTCATAGTACTCATAGCACTTAAGATAGAAGCCTTTGATTATGTTGGTGTTACTTGCTGAAGTTGCGACCTGATAGAATCCGCTTGAATAAGTAAAATTAACAGATACAAATTTGCTCACATCAAACTCGACCGAATCGGCAGGATTAGCCGGGGAGTCATAGAATGCCTGAGTGATCAATTCGTTTGCAGTATTGAATACCTTGACAACATACTTGAACCCGGGTAGGTTTGCGTTGTCGCTGCTGATCGTATAGTTAATCCGATTGAATGCAGGCAGGATACTATTTGTAGGTTGAACTAGGGTTATCATTTGCTTATTCTTAAAGTTAGTGAGTCTGCTCCAATAGATTGAACATCAACATTGAATTCTGGAGTTGCTTCATTTATTGACTTTTTTATAAATTGCTTTCCTTCAATACCGTACTTTTTAATAAAGTAGGCTAATCGCTTTGCGCTACTTGAAATCTGTGGTAGCATATTGCGACCCTCGATTAAGTTAGTCGCATCTATTTCCATATTCTTGCGCTTCATCCATCCTTCTAATTCTACTAATACTTCAGGAGGCATGCCGTAGGTTTTAAATTGATAGAATCTACCTTCAGCATTCTTGTAGGTCTTGCGCCTGTTCTGGATACCCTTCACACCCTTGTCTTGGTAATCTGAATACTCAGCACCAACACTGATTTCTAGCCTATATCCGCTCTTTGTTTCGCTTACCTTTAAAACCCTAAAAGATCCTGCAAGCTTTCCTTCATCTACCGGGGCATACTTTGCTAGATTATCTACTACAGATAACCCTAGCTTTTCCATGGCATCCTTAATATTTTTAACAAGGGCACCTTCTACAGCAGCTATAAATTCGTTACCCTTCAGCCTTACGCCTCCGATGTTGACTAGTCCTTCTACCTGTTCCTTTGTTGCAACTGCCATTTCTTGTATTCGAGATC